AATGATGAAGTTGGTATAGCGTTCTCCAAACAGTTCCTTTGGAGAGTTCACTAGGTTGGTGTTCTTGTAGTACACATCGTGATTGCCGAGAATGCAATGCACGGTCATGCCACGCTGTAACAGCGGCTCCATGAACCTCGTTCGCACCTGATTCAGCGTTTGGAAGTTCACGAACTTGCGGCGATCTAACAAATCACCCAAGTGCAGCACGGTGTCAATGCCGTGCTTGTCGCAGTAAGGAAAGAACACCTCATCAAAGAACTTGAAGAAGTACTCACCAAATACTGGCGAATCAGACCTGGCGCCAAAGTGCGTATCGTTGATAATGGCTAGTTTCATAGTGAACTACTCACATCCAAAGTATACACCCTGTTTTATACATCGTCAAGTCTATTGTGATTTGCCTTCTTAGATTTCTTGCCTTTTTTGCGTGGAGTATCAGACTTAGAAAACTTGGCGATATCTGTTTGCGAGAGATGAAAGAACTCAGCAACAGGATCGTCAGTATTGCCATCGTTAGAGTCAAGCAGATTGCGGCGAACTTTGCCTGTCTTATCTGCCGCTTCTAGCATCTTGTATCGGATGTACATTTGCTTTTTCTCTTTGGCAATTCTGCGTAGAAAGGCAAAGTAGATGATCTGCGTGAAGTACGAGAACGGATTCTTAGACTTGCTTGGATCGAAGTTACTGGCATACATCAAGCAGTTCTCAATGCCATCGCCAATCATCTCTTCTCGGTAAGGATAGTTGATGAAGTTTGGTCGATAAGACAAGTGTGTGGCAATGTCTAGAAAGCATTTGCCAATGTAGTCTGTTACGGGAGGTGTCTTTCTATCTGCGGCGCGTTCTACGCTAACGCATTCCTTCCACTTCACCATCTCTGCATAGAACACCTTGTTATCAATGTAATGCCCAGACTTGGTTTCATCTTCTATCTCTTGCTCTATCTCTTGCGAGTCTATCTCCAACTCGTCTTCATTTGTTTCGGTTTTTGGTTTGCGCTTTTTCATATGTCTCCATTTCGATGACAAGTATATCACAGTTTCACAATGGCGCTAGTCTGTAAGAAAAAGTATTGAATTTCTTGCAGGCATTGCTTGCACTTCCTCTACATAGAGTGAAGGTTTCACGGTCCATAGTATACTAGAAGTAGTCACGAGGATCAGGCGACCAATCGTTTGGTCTGTTACCGTACTCCTTATCAGGACCACCATTCTTCTCTTCAGTAGGAAGTTGCTCAGGTTCAGATGCTTCTGCCTGTTCCATCTGTTCACTTTCTATGCGACCTTCTTCGATCATCTCAGGGGTAACCTCTCCATTTTTGATTTGATCCAAAAGTTCTTGCATGAAAGAAGCACCTGCTTCCAAATCAACCTGTTCGGTTGCACTCATCCTAAAGATGCCACCATTCTTTAGAACCATGAGATAATGGGCAACTGCTTTGTCGCTTGGGGCCATGCAATCCAAGATATGTGCTTTTGGCAAAGAAATAACTCCATCCTTTGTCCAGTTTATCCATTTCTTCATCAGAAGTCGCTCGTCCCTAGGCACTCCATTTTGGTCAATGAGCGTGAGTGTTTCCAAAGTGAATGGATTTTCTAATACCATGCGAGTCTTGGTTACACCGCGTACAACAGCGATGATATCATCGCCAGTCTTTAGTTTGATTATGGTTGGATCGCTGAATTCCATTGCGCCTCCTAGAGTTTTATTGTGACCGTGCTGTAGTCAAACTTCTCGGTTGCGTAGATTTTTATACGCTCTAAGAAGTGATTCAAGGTGAAGTTCACCTTGGATTTCCACCGCAGATCATCTGCCACATCATATAGTCTGGCTCTTTCTTTATGCTCCGACTTGCGGAGTTGACGACCGATACTCTGAAGCACCCTGATCCTACTCTTGGATGGGGATGCGAACACTATGTTATGTAGTCTTCTGATGGAGACTCCGGTGCTGAAGGTTCCATAGGACGCTACGATTATGGCATTGTCTTTGGTTTCCGCAATGGTACGCACATACTCGCGTTGCTCAACATCCGTCCCTCCGAACACGAAAAACACTTCCTTTCCTAGCGTTTTGCCTTGTGCGAGGATCATGTCATGCAGGGGTTTACCGTGCTTCTCCACATATTGAAACAGCACTAGCGTATTGCCTTTGGTCTTACACGCCAAGTTTGTAATGAACTTGTTGCGCTTGGGGTGAGAAACCAAGAAGTCGATTTCCTCTTGATAACGCATGGCTTTTACTGCTTTGCAGTCCTCGTCAGAATACTTCAAAGTGATACAGTCAATGGTGAAGTCGCTGAGTAGTTTCTGCTTGATGAGTTCTGTGGTGCTTGTGACCTTGTGAACAGCACCAAACAGTCCCTCGATGATGAGGCGATGCGTCTGCGTACCGTCGAGGGTTCCTGTGGTGCCTATGCGGAACTCACAGTCGATCAGGCGAGACATGATAGTTGCCAGCGACTTCGCTTTGTACAGGTGACATTCATCACCGAATACCGATCCGAACTGCTGAAACCACTTTACTGGTTGCTTGTAGATGCTCTGCCAGGTGGTAATAACCACTTGTTTTTCCGTAGTTTTGCTCTGCCCCGCAAAAATCTTGTGAATGTTCTTCGCTGCCTTCCAAGACTTGTCAGCAGACGAGTAGTCAATGAAATCATTTTCCATCTGCGCCACAAGTGATGTGGTGGGAACAATGATGAGAACCTTTCGCTTGTCTTCTTCCAATCGTCGCCGCATCAGCGTGTAAATAATAAGACTTTTTCCTGAACCAGTGGGAGATAATAACAAGCATCTTTCTCGATTTAGAGCATGACAAACAGCGTCCACTTGATGTTGGTGAGGATCAATTGGGTTGCCGGCTGCTACTAATTTCAGGGTTTTCATGTATTCGCGCACATCTTCGTGCGTCCATGAGTCTTGCACTTCAGGAAACGAAACACCTACCCAGTAGTTTCGTTCAGTTGCAAACGACTTTACATAGTCAAGTAGTCCACAGTACAGTTCTTGCGAGTGTAGGTTATACATTCTGATCTTGCCGTCCCACATTCTACTGCGATAAGCAGGCATGAATTGAAATCCAGGCACTTTGAATGTAAAGAAGTCTGAGAGTTCTTGTGCAACACTCTTGCTACCGCAATCAACCTTCAGATACACAGAGTTCTTTTTGCTGACAATGATACTCTCCATAGTAGTATTTATGGAGTCCATTGCTTCCCCCTGACGCGCACGGAAACCGTTTGAACTTGGAACACTACTCCAGACCACAATACACATCTGATTCCTGACTCGCATAGCATTTGCCATCCATGTTCTATGCTTGCTCGTCTAGGCATATTTGTATCAGATGCATACAAATCAAGCATTTCCCGATGAGCAACCAACTGAGTGATTCCTGCTTGAATCAATCCTCTAGCGCATTCTACACACGGAGGCAGCGTCACATAAGCATGACATCCTGTGGTGGATAATACGCTTTGACAACAACGATACAGAGCGTTTCTCTCTGCGTGTTCCATGTAGATGGTTTTCTGAGAAGGATCATTGAGTCTGTCTTTGGTAAGTTGTAGTCCTTCAGGTAGAGCATTTGATGCTCCTGCAATGACACCCATCGTTGGATGCACAATGACGCATCCGACTTGAGTGGAAGGATCAGGACTATGTTGAGCAAATCGATATGCTTGCTTCAAGTACGAAGCAAATACCGCTCCTTCTCCAACAAATCCTGTGATGGTTTGCATTATGCTCCGTGTGTGAATTTCTTCCACTCAATTGCACTACGGATGTTCCAGTGCAGATTTCCAACGGCTTTGATAACACCTGTGAGGAATTCAACCTTCTCTTCACAGAATGCGAGTTTGGTCAAAATGGTAGCCAGGTCTGCATCGCTTTCCAAGTACTTGTCTAGATCTTGTCGTAGAATCTTCAGGTGAAATGGTTCCCATCCAAGTTCTGTAAGACGCTCTTCGCTCATTCTGCCAGAGTAGTACTCCCACTTGTCACGCTTGAGAGCAGAGAGTTCTAGTTTGAGTTTGCGAAGCACTA